GGAAACCACGCCGCTCATAAAAGCGGCGTTAAATTTAAGGGGAGGCGCAGGATTTGACGTTTACGTTAATTGTTATTTTTATTATATGAGAAAATAACAAAAATATTCCTTATTCCGATATTTTTCTACGTATAATAAAAAGGCTCACTAGAAAACACTGAATATTCTCTAGTGAACCTTTTTATTCAAAAAGCTCAAATCTAGTTTAGTGCACGCACCGCCCTAGTAAAAATCTCCAACGATTTTTGTTCTACAATTTGGTATTTTACACGTTTCTTGCATGTATGTCAATATTTGTTACAAAAAGTTTGTATGCCCTGGATTTTTATTCTTTTTATTAATATATTTTATTATACTGCTCACAAAAACATATGCTTCCTTAATATATGGATTTTTTTCAAAATATGCCATATTTTTACGAGCTCGCCCATCATCATCACAAAACCAATGATATATTTCTTCCATCTTTTTGTTTCTTGATTCTTTCGTCGCGGATACTTTCATAACATCATTGTATACAAAAAGTAACGTAACAAAATCATGAATAACCGGATTTTTCATCATAGCATCTCTATTATCCAATTCAGGTATTTTTCCTAAAATAGTAGCTAATTTCTTAGTCTTACTGAATTTTTTAATACTACTGGGTTTTCTTAAAGTACTTAAAATACAATTATTGTGTGCAGCAGCATTCCTAATGAATTTTATAGATTTCAAATAATCTGCATAATTAAATGACGGATACGTTTGATAATATAATTGATATAATTCCATAAAATTTCCAAAAGAAAACAATTCAACAATATTCCATACCGCTAATTTTTCAGGCTCCTTAAACTCATTTAAATGCTTTTCTGCCAGATCTGAACAAAAAGAATATTTATCTGCTTTTCCTTGAATGTCGTTTTGGGCATTCGGATGATATTCAAGAAACAGCTTTACAATATTATATCCATCTTCTTTAGAAT